GCATTGAGACTCTAGATGGGGTTAAGGATTACTTTCCCAATATGCACGTTGGTGCCCATTATGTGGGCCCAGTGCTTCCGGTTCTACCGGTTCGGGCAGGTTTCCCAAGTCCCATCAGCAGCGACTTACAGAAGCTGCACTCATTAGGCACCACGGCTATTGCCAGGTGTTCTCCTACCAACTCAATCGCAGACGTAGCAACCGGACTAGCTGAGCTTCTCAGAGAGGGCTTGCCCTCGATGATTGGTTCTGCTGCCCACCGCATGTCGCAGTGGGCCGATGGTACCAAGGCAGCACGAAAAGTCGCTGCCGAAGAGTACCTTAACGTAGAGTTCGGTTACAAGCCGTTGGCCAACGACATGGCAAAGTTCTTGCTTGCCGTGAGTCGCGCTGATCTGCTGTTAAAGCAGTATGAGCGTGATTCTGGCCGACTGGTGCGTAGGCGATACGAATTTCCTCCAGAAATCTCCACCGTAGAAACGATTATTGCGGACGCAGATGGGCCCTATTTAGTGCCCAGTGCTGACCCGCTGTATCGTGTGGGTGGAGGTACTCATGGTGCTGCGTTTCGTACTCGTACAACGAGTAAACGTCAGTGGTTTTCCGGCGCATTCACGTACTATCTGCCATCCGGTTATGATAACCGGAGCAGGTTGCAACGGGATGCCCTCATCGCCAGGAAAGTTCTTGGCTTTGAACTGACGCCAGAAGTACTCTGGAACGCTGCTCCGTGGAGCTGGGCCGCTGACTGGTTTACCAATGCAGGAGATGTCTTTTCGAATCTTTCTGACTGGGCCAGTGACGGTCTGGTGATGCATCATGGCTACATCATGGAGCATTCATTTGTCCGTGATGACTATGACTGGTACGGCGACACTGGTTATGTGTCGGACGTCCAACCTGCGAGCATCAGTCTCATTACTGAGACTAAGATGCGTCGCAAGGCATCGCCCTTCGGGTTCGGCCTAACCTGGGACGGCTTCTCGCCGCGACAGTGGGCCATCGTCAATGCCTTGGGAATATCCCGAGGTAAATAACGGAAGTGCTGTACTAGCACTTAAACGCCAATGGGAGCTTATCAGCTTCTAGGAGTGTTGCTTATGTCCATGCCCGACCCGCAAACCGTTACCATTTCGGCGGTCACGACCCCCTTGCCACGCGTAAGCGTGACTAAGGACGGAAGCGTCTACCAATCTGGCGACGGGACTATCCGTCTCACGTTCTCTCACCAGTACGGTAAGGGACGCGCAAGGCGGATGGTACGGATCGACACGTCCAAGATCTCGGACGACATGTTTCGGGACGACGTGAACGTGGCGTTGAAGACGTCATGCCACGTCGTGTTCGATGTCCCCGATACGGGGTACACGCCGGCCGAGATTCTCGCCCTGTGGACTGGGTTTAAGACCCAGCTCACGGCAAGCTCGGACGCCATCATCACCAAACTACTGGGAGGTGAATCGTAATACAACCGACCATCTCTCAGCTCTCGAGGAATGGTTCCGACCACCGCGTCTACGCATCCGTGCGTATTCGCGGGCGGTATCGGGGCCATCTCACGGGAACGGGTGAGTTCCACGATCTGGTACGAGATATCCGCATTCGCGGACGTCTACGACCTTTTCTGAAGGACTCCCCGAGTCTGGTAGTGGTGGACAAGTATAGCAGTAGAATTCCCCAGTAATGGAGGGTTCTACGAACAACGGTCGTCACCATCGTCGGTCGGAGAGATCCGACAGGACAAACGGCGGTCGTCGTCAAGGTGATTCTACCCCTCGGACCGAATTCACGAAGAAGTGGATCGTGTTCGTCGTTGGTGCAATCAACCTTTGCTATTTTGTTCTTGAGGCTCTCGCAGGTGGGTGTAACAACCTGCCCCTGTAGCCTTAGGCTATGGTGCATAGGCTAGGGATCTGTTAACCTCTAGTTAGGAGGGACAGTGAAAAGCCTGATGACACTCTGGTCCTGTGTGGCTAATGAATACGCCACACGATGCTGCACAAGCGCCAGCCGAGACATTAATACCGTCTCGGCTCGGTTCGAACACGAGGGGCTTGGCTTTCTAGCCATTACCCTGGCGGACTTTGGAAAAGCCGTGCAACTTTGGCTTGACCAAGGTTTCGTCGTCCCTTCGGACGCTCCTAGCTTCGCAAGAAGCCGCGGGCGTCTTATTGGTCTCCCGAAATTTCTTTCAGGTTTCCTTGGACGTGTGTTCGACCCTTGTAGTGGTGTGCTTCTCGACGATCCCGACATCGAAGCAATTCAAGCTTTGCGTCAGCTAACGCTGATGTTTAGCAAGATCGCTCTTCCGTCCGACGACCTTTCGGTCAACGGAAACCAGGTTGTAAGTCCTGGGCGGCAGAAGCGGGCGATGCTTGAGTTCGTCGAGTGTGAAGCGGAAGTAAAGGTATCTGACTCTAAGCGGACAGCCGTTCAATTGGCTAATTTCGCTAGAGTATCAGATATGCTTTTCGCAGAGGTTTTCTCGCGAGTGGACGAATTAGTCTACAAGCAGGAACTCCTGCCTAAGCATGGTCCGGGCGCTACCGCTGACCGGCTTTCCAGTAATGGGAAGTTTGATCAGCGGACCTGGACCACCCGGCTTGAGAGTATATTTCCTTTTCTGGAGTATGCCCTCCCTTCTCACAGTTATCACTGTGTTTTGGAGTCAGTCGACTTTCGCGAACCCGATGCCGAGATACCCGTACGGGTTATCACGGTACCTAAAACGCTGAAAGCGCCTAGAGTAATTGCGATAGAACCAGCTGCTATGCAATATGCGCAGCAGGCTGTTCTTCGTGAACTTCTCTCGTTCCTTTCTCAGGATGACATCCTGAATCGGATGATAGGATTTGAGGACCAGAATCCCAATCGGGACATGGCCTTCAAAGGGTCACTTAGCGGTGATCTTGCCACGCTTGATCTAAGCGAGGCTTCCGACCGCGTTTCCAATCAGCTCATACAGACGATGCTCCGAAACCATCCCTCTTTGTTAGAGGTGGTCCAGGCTAGTCGTTCCTGCAGGGCTGAAGTGCTTGGCCATGGGGTTATTCCCCTCGCCAAGTTCGCGTCTATGGGTTCAGCTCTCTGCTTTCCTTTTGAGGCAATGGTCTTTCTGACATTGATCCTCTTGGGAATTGAAGAGCAGCTAAGCACATCCCTTTCCCGACGTACGATCTCTTTGTACGTTGGACAGGTGCGCGCATACGGGGATGACTTGATTGTCCCCGTAAAGCATGTGCATACCGTTGTGCAGGCACTCGAATCCTTCGGGATGAAGGTCAACCTGGACAAGTCATTCTGGACTGGAAAGTTCAGGGAGTCTTGTGGTCGAGAGTACTATGCGGGCCAAGACGTATCTATTGTCAAGGTTCGCAGACT